AAAACATGGCAAATAAACCAAGATATGAACACGATTGTACGTGTAACTTTGTAGGATTTTATAAAAACTATGATTTGTATTGTTGTAATGGAGCAACTCTTGTAGTAAGATACAGTGATTATGGTCCTGACTATTCCTCTTGTAGAATTAATGAAGTAGAAGAATATACCTTTACAAAAGAAACTAAGAAGGCTTTGTTAAAGGCAAAAGAAAAGCATTTAAAACTATTAACTAAAAATTAACTAATTAAATTAAATAAAATGAAAGTAAAAATTCAACAACGATCGGTATACCACAAGTTTACTGAGATAGAAATTGAAGTTCCTAACCATGTTAAAGAAGATGACATGATGGATTGGATAAATGATCACGAGTTTTTATGGGCTGATCAAATGGATGCAAAGGATAAAAAGTCAGAATATGAGTTTGGAAGTGGGGTAGATGATTATGATGGAATGGATGAGACTGAAATGGATACTGAATGGAGATTTCAATGTCCCGTTGATGTAAATGGTGTTTCATACGGAGGACACTTATAAATATACTCTGATGAGGATTTAATATCCGAAACTACTCTTAGGAGTAGTCAGTATAAACTTAAATTAAATAAAATGAACTATTACAATGAATTTACCTCTTATAAAATAGAGGATGATGCAATCCGCATCACTAAAGAGCATATCTATAACTCGTTATTTTCTACTAATAATGTAGTGTCAGACATAACATCTGAGGTTATAGGTAAGTATGATGGTGAATACACAGAAGATGAAATAGAAGAAATAGAGAAAAATGTGGTTAGCCATATTACAGAACTACTACATCATGTGCCATCAGCAGACTCACAAGTAGGTAATAAATTAAAATTTAAATAAAATGGGATATAGAAGTAAAGTAATTATAGGAGTAAAAAGTGGAGAGTTGTCAAAAGAATTTAATAACATACTAAGAAAACATGATATGAAGGTAGATGCTCCAGATGGAGACTATTTACATATACATGAAGATCCGAATGATAAAACCTTATATACATTCAATCATATTAAATGGTATGAAAGTGATGATTGGTGTAAAGAAATCATGGAATGGTTAACAAAGATAGATGAGTATGATTGGAAATCTAAAGGAGAAGATGAGTCTGTTAGGTGGGCTAATGTAGAATATGAATATAATGTATTTTGTATAGGACTCGGAGAGGATGGGAGAACACATTCTGAGATAGGAGATTGTTGGGATTATGTAGAGCAAATTAGTGAAATTAACTTAATAGATTAAAGAAATGAATAAAATGCAAGTATTAAAGAGTATATTATTAGAGAAATTAAAGCCAAATCCTAATAAAAAACTCATACAAAAACTACAACAAATGGCTGATAAATGCTTTAGTAAAAAGATATATTTAGATAATTCAATCTTTATGGAATTGATAGGTGAATTGGCTACCAATATAACTGAGATGAATTTCGGTGCTGAAACTTATAATGGTGTTGAGGGATTTACTGATGAGGCACAAGAGTATTATAATGAAATGTATGATCAGTATGAAACACTATTCAATAACTTTGCTAAAATATACCCTAAGATATGAATAAAAAAATTGATGTACCTAACTATTATATCGGATTGGTTTATGGTTATGAGGCAAGGAAAGTAATTGAGGATTGGAAATTATCCTATAATGTAGGGACTGCAACAAGTTATCTACTTAGATGTGGAAAGAAAACAGAGGAGGGAATGGATAACAATGCTAAGCATATTGAGGACATTGAAAAAGCCATAAATCATCTTAAGTTTGAAGTAGAATGGTTAAAGAATTCCCCAAATGGGGAATAAATCCCCAAAATGGGGAAAGAAAGAATTTAAAATAAGTTAAACAAAATTTGGTCAAGTAATACTAAAGTATTATCTTAGCAACCTAAATAAATTTAATATTAAGTGTAGTAGGGATTGGAAGGAATATCAATAGAATGGCTAACGAGATTTAGACTACTGCACTTGATATTATGTAATTAAATTAAATATGAAAAAAGATATTTTCGATGGTTATGCAATAGCAATAGCCAAGCAGTTTCATCTGACACTTGATCAGATGTTTGATAAAACAAAGAGGAGGGAAATAGTAGATGCAAGACAAATGCTATACTACTTATGTATGGAACGCCCTATAAGAATCTCATACATACAAAGATTCATGGAAGAGCAAGGACACTCAGTTGCTCACTCTACTATCATACATGGATATAAGAAAGCAAAACAATTGATAGAGTCAGATAAAGACTTTGAGGATGTAGTAACCTTACTACAAGATGCTTAGCATAGACCAAATATATAAACAAGCGTTAGAGGATAATGATGCTATTAAAATACTAAAGCCATTAGGATTTAGTGTTATTAATTACGGAGTTAAAATACAAAAGTTTATATCCAAGACTGAGATACTAAATTGTGGTAGGAATGGGGATTACTTTCAAGAGTGTAGTAATGAAGAGTACGAGTTATTCTTTATTCATGGGTGGAAAAAAGGAGGGTTAAGACTATCTATGATGAATTACAAAAGAAAGTTAGATATGATAGAAAATTTTATTAGGAATGAATCTAACACCCGTAAGAACGATAAGCATATTCAAAAATTAAAATCAAGTAGGGAAAACTTACTTATTAATTATTCAAAAAGAAAACAACAATTAAATAAAATTCAATTAAATGAAAACAACAAACATCTTTAAGGACTTATCATCCATATCTGTAAAGGATAAAATTGAAAAGAAAGGAAAATTCAGTTATCTATCTTGGGCATCTGCTTGGAGTATGATAAAATCAGAACACCCTACCGCACAAAGAGTTGTGTATGAGTCAGAACATACAGGGCTTAATTTTTTTACTGATGGTAAGTCTGCTTATGTTAAGGTAGGAATTATTATTGAGGGATTGGAGCATATAGACTACTTACCCGTTATGGATTATAGAAATAATTCAATAGTAATTGATAAGGTTACATCTATGGATGTGAATACTGCAATCCAACGATCAACTGCAAAGGCAATTGCTATGCATGGATTAGGATTAAGTTTATGGATTGGAGAGGATATTGTACAAACTATCAAGCCATCTATGGCAGTAAGTAAAACTCCAGTACCAAGTAAGCCAACCCATGTTGAACTGAATATTGGAGATGAAAACTTTGCTAAGGTATTAAAGTATGTAGGTGATAATAAGGATCTTGGACTACCTAAAATTGTAAAGAACTTAGAGGTTAAGTATAAGATAAAGCCATTAGTAAAAAAGGAAATATCTAAATACATTAAGTAATGGAATTTAAAGACTTTAAACATCTTATAGATAATAAATTAGATAAACTTACTTGGATAGATTATGATGACTCATCTATAACAAGTGAAGAGGGGTTTTCAATTTCAATAGATTATTATAAAAATATAGGAGAAAATAAAGATAAGAATCAACTCCTTGTTAATATATATTATAAATCTGTTAATATATCTGCTGTAGCATCTACTGATCCACCAGCGTGTGATAACTTTGCTAAGTGGTATTTTAGTAAGGCTGAAAAACTTGATCAAGACAAAGAGAATGAGTTAGAATCATTAAGAACTGAAGGTGAAAAATTATTCAAAGAATTATGAAAGATATATTAGAAAAATTAAAAGATGATGAGCATTACTACGGAGATTTTGGTAAGAATTATTTATCTAACTCAGATATTATAACCCTACTTAATGATCCTAAGAGTTTTAGAAAACCTAAAGACTTTACAAAGCCAATGTTACTTGGAAGATATTTCCATACTGCAATGTTAGAGCCTGAGAAGTTAGTATCAGAAGAGTTTACAAGCATAGATGTAGCAAGTAGAAATTCTAAGAAGTATAAGGAAGAGATACTTGGTTATGGTAGGGCTTTAATGATGTTAGATAAAGAAAAGGCTGAAATAGATAAGGCTATAAGTGTAATGAAAAACAACTTAGAATTATTTGAGGATATCTATGATGATGCTAATGAGTTTGAAGTACCAGCAGTACAAGAGGTTATGGGTATGATGTGGAAAGGTAAAGCAGATATTGTAGGAAAAGAATTTCTTATAGACCTTAAGACAACTGGAAATATAAAGGATTTTAAGTATAGTGCAAGGAAGTATAACTATGATAGTCAAGCATACCTATACCAACAATTTTTTGACAAGCCTATGATCTTCTATGTGGTCGACAAGACTACATTTGAGTTAGGTATATACCATCCATCACAAACATTTCTAATGAATGGTAAAGAAAAAGTAGAAAGAGCAATTGAAGTGTATAATAAATTTTATGGAGAAAATGCTAAAGAAGATATTGAAAATTATATCATTAAAGAAGTACTTTAATGTAACAGAACGAGTAGTGTGGTTGCAGATTCCAACCGACCTCAATACTCAAGCCGAAAGGGACAATCTCATGGAGGCTACAATGAATCAGTTGGAAAAAATAATTTATAAAAATTAAATCATGGCAGAAAAGATCTATGTAGGAAATGGTACATCAAAGTTTGATGGAAACCAAGTTGCTTGTAGCGTATGTTTAACAGACTTACCTCAAGAACACATGTTTGAGTACAACGGAAAGAAGTACATTAAACTAATTGTACAAGAAAAAAAGAATACTGATGAGTATGGAAAGACTCATTTTGTAGCGGTTGACACATGGAAACCAGAACCAAAGAAAGAAGACCTTTCAGCACAACTGGAAAGTATGAAGGTTTCTCCTAATGATCCAGATTTACCTTTCTAAATTTCACTCTAAGAGAATAGATTAGGGGCTTTATGCCCCTTTTCTTTCCTCTTATTTATGGCGACATGGCGAGTTTACTTTAAAAATATAGGCTTTCTATATAAAAACATAAAATAAAAAACTATTTATATATATATATATATATTTCTTGACATC